AGCTGCTAAGATGTATAAAGATAAACGTAGCAAAGAATAATGGCTAGTGACGCTAAATCACGTTTAAAGGAAATTATCGATTCCTATCTTGAACGAGATGGTGGAGGTGGAATTGATACAGGAATTGTAGCTTCTCATTTAGCTCAGATGAAGCTATTTGGTATCCGACAAGGTGTTGAATTTTTTCCTGCTCAAGATAACTTTGGCAATCAACGTAAAGATTTTATAGACAGAGTAATTAAATACAATCAATTAGATACTAGACTTGATTCCATATGGGATTATTTTCTTTGTGATGGACAAGGTATTTTTTACATTCGACCAACCTCTACAAATTACAGACTATATTATTTTCGTAAGCACGAATATCGTAGCTATTACAATCTTGATGGCCAGCTGGATGAAGTTGTAATTATCTATAGCTATAAAGTTCGTCAAGGATTAAATTATCAGCAAGAAATTGCTACTCAAAATTTAACAGGTTCTATGAATGGTCAACATGGAACTAAGAAATATATACGTCTTTCTATTAAACGTAAAACAATTGAAGAGACTCATTCAGAAGGTGAAATTTCTTTTGAGAACCAACATCATAGTGTACCTGGAAAGACTAAGACATTTGTTAATACATTAGGTTTTATTCCTTGTGTTGAGATCTTTAATAACGCTAAAGGATTTTCTGCAGAAGGCTCAGGTGAGTTTGATGCATTAGCTAACCATATTTGTACTCACGATGAGATGATCCGCACTATGCGGAAGAATGTAACTTTCTTTGGTAATCCAACACTCTTATCTTCTCGTCCTAAAACAGATTTAATGGAATCTGGAGAAGCTCAAGTACAACGTCCTTCTATTGCATCTAATTCAGGCTTTACAGGATTAGGACCTTTAAGTGGTTCTAGATATAAAGCTGATCCACTCTCTCGTGGTATTGACGGGCAAATACGAGTACCTAGAGTTATTGCAAACTTAGAACCAAATGATCGTGTTGGTTATATAGTTCCTGATGCTATTACTGGAGATCAGAACTCTTTCTCTCGTCAATACAGAGAAGAGATAAGAACTGCGTTAGGTGGAGTAGATGAATTATCAATTTCTGCAGGTGTAACTGCTACTGAATATAAGTCATTATTTGGTCGTGTTGCCGCTACTTCTAAAAAGAAAGCTAACTCTCTATATACATATGGTCTTTGCCGTTGCTTAGAATTAATAATTTTCCAAGAAGAGAATCTATTTAAAGAAAGTCTTGCAAAAGCAGTTGGTTTAGAAAAGCCAATTGATCTTCCTGCTGAACCTGCTCCTGAAGAAGTAAAGCTTTACACAGAAGCAATGGGATTTTATGAAGAGCAAATCAAGAAGCTCATGATGGCATGTTTAGAGTCTCAACAGATTCCTCCAGGGGTTACAGGTTTGATTCCCGATGGTGATGTAACCATTCAATGGAGATGGCTTGGACCAGTATATGAAGACTCAACTCAGGATACTTTGAATAACTCTATTGTTGTAAGAAACCTACAAGAATTAGGGGTAGATAGCATAGAAGCACTGAAATATCTCTTTCCGTCGAAAACGGATGAAGAAAGGGCTGCCATGTTATCTGGCTTCCCATTCAGAATGGTTAATGAATTGCAGGGTGCATACTCTCAATTTGCAAGACTCGTGGGGGGAATGATGCAGACTCCTCATCCTCAGTCACCCGACTTACCTATGGCAGCAGATCCCCGTCTCGATCTGACACCATATCTGTATCGAACATTAGAGGCGTTACAAAAGGAGATGAGTTATGCAGGACGCTACCGTCCAATCGACCCCACCGACGAGCCAAGCACCAACAGCGACCGTGGCTCCGAGCAGCTACGTGGCGGCAGCTCCAGCAGCAGCACCACAGGCACCGGGTCAGTATCAAGTGGGTACGAGCTTCCCACAAGCAGTACCACAGGGAACCCCCAGCTTCCAATCCGCCCCTACACAGTACGCCCCCCAATCCCAACCGGCGGCTCCCCAACAGGACAGTCCATGGGAATCGGCGTTCAACAAGGTGGTAGGACTGCTGAGCACTCCAGTCCAATCCCCGTTCCAGGGTCAACAGTCTCAGACGCAGACTCCTCAGTATACCCAGGCGAACTACGGACAACAGGGCGCCCCAACTATGCCACAATCGGCTCCGCAGACCTTGCCAGCCAACCAGACATACTCGGCCAACTCTTCCCAAACTTCTTCGATTCCCTCCTCAACTCAGCTGGACGCAATCCAGAACCAGGTAGGAATGAGCAACGAAAGTCGTCAGGTGATCGACGCGTTCGGGATAGAGGCACCAGCGATACTAAACCAGTACGCAGTAAATCTGGAAGGAATGCTAGACAGCGCCGTCGGATGGGGAAATAAAGCACAAGATGTAATTAAGGGATACGCAGACTTTTCTGTTCAGGAGCATCAAGAGAATCTTGCTTATAACGAGATACTTACTAATCCAGATGTTCTTAGCGATTACACATTGAAGTTCTTCGGTCCACAAGGTCCATATCCTGTTTATGAAAGCGAGCAACAGTTAGAGAGTAAAGGATATCCAACAGCTCCAGCTGGTCAACAGCCTACAGCTGAAGGTGCTAACGCTTTAGCTACAGCTGGTCAAAACTTCCCTGCTCCTCCTCAAGCTGCTCCACCACAACAGCCTGAGAATTTCTGGGGTTCATTTAATGAGCAAATGGCTCGTGACCCAGGAAATGCATGGAGAATGCTGAACCAAGCTCAACCACAAACAGTTGCTAACAAATTGTTTGTAATGGAGTAGACCTATGAGAGGAGCTATTAAATACGGCATACCTGCATCTGTCGGTCTCGGCACTGCGGGTTATGCTGCTTCTCAAGATGAGGATTTAGGCTCAACAGCTTTAGCAGGTTTGACTGGTGCTGCCGGAGGTGCAGCTGGCTTATTAGGTGCTCGTGCACTTGCTGGTAAGTTTGCACCTTTGTTTGCAACAAAAGCACAAGCAGCAGCAGATAGACTTACTGATTATGCAGCTAGACGACCTTCGAAACTAGATACAAAGAAACAAGGCTTTAGGGCTAATAGAGCAAGAGATTTAGCAGAAATGCTAACTCAAGCAGCTACTGTTGGTACAAATCCTAATTTCTTACGTGGTTCGCAGTATGCAGCTGCAGCAGGTTTAGTTCCTGCTAGTGCATTAACGGCTGGTTACGCTGGTATTGCTGCTGGCGGTATTCCAGGTGCTTTAGGCGTACCTGGTTTTACACAGATTGATCCAGAATCTTATGGTTCTAGTAATTCGCCTGGGGCTCGTTATAAAGCCTCGACAGCACAATATTCTTAATAATATTTAAGGAAAATTAGACGCTGTTAAAATTTTATGTAGATAAGACTAAAAGTCTCATTCTTTCATCCGATATTTTCTTTGCGCCCTTGGAGGATAAAACAAAGTGTTCATTGATAACGATTTCCCAAAAATCTTAGGTGCGGAATTATATAGACCGCATCCAGCTTATATAGCAGAGATGGCTACTGAGCCAGTAGTTGTACATGACTTTACACGTCAACCTGGACAAACTGTTCAGTTAGATAGATATAAGTTCTGGGGAACACCTGGTACGAAAGATAGTCGTGAGCGTGTAGCTGACCAGACTATCGGTACTGCTAATAGCCGTAACATCACAAAAGAGAAGGTTCTTGTTGTACTTAAAGAGTACACAGGTCCTGCAGATCCTGGTGATGCTACACAGTCAAGTACTTTTAAAATTGCAAGAGAAACTCTTGTAACAGCACAACGTCTATTACTTGACACAGGGAACCTTAATATGTTCCATCAGAGCATTGGTTCACTTACCCTGCTCGATGACTACAGACGTTGGAGAGATAGAGTCTTCATCGATGAGCTTTCTAAAGCAGAAGCTAATGGTGCTGCATCTACTAGTCAAGGTGGTTACTACTTTGCTGGTGGTAAGACAAAAGATTCTACTGGAAGAATTGCATATACCTCAACAGAGTATGGCAACCAGATTCAGCAGTTCTCAGTTAAAACTGACCTCTTAACTGTTGTTAAGGACTTACGTAAGCGTAATGTTCCTACATATGCAGATGGTTTATATCGTTGCATATGCGATCCAACATTCATGATGCACTTACGTCGTGACTCTGACTTCAGAGAAATCGCACGTTACTCTGGTGCTCCTGGACAAGGAATGTACATGGGCAACCCCATGATTCCTAACAACGCTAGCTTCTATCAAGGACCTCAAGCTGGACAAGCTTATTTCCTAGCTGGCGAACCTGTAATGCCAACAGGCGTACAGTTTGAAGGTGTTAAGTTCTTTGAATCTACTAACTTCCCAACAAAAAATATAACTGCTACATTCGATAATAGTTCTTATGCTTCTAAAGAAGTTGCACAAGGTTATTTCTTCGGACCACAAGCAATTGGTGTTGGAATTGGTGGACCAAATGCACAAGTTCTTATTAATAATAACGACGACTTCTCAAGATTCATAATTTTGATTTGGCAGTTGTACGCTGGTTTTGAGATCCTTAATAAGGACTTCGTTACAACCGGATTCAGCTTCGTTGAAGATGACGGATCTGTATAGTAAATAACATCTAGTAAAAATACAATTGGAGAAATAAATGGCCTATTTGTCTTCTAAAAAAATCTATCCAGGTAACTGGGCAGAGCCTTTAAATGGTTGGTACAAGAATATTGATACCAACGATGATTCCACAAATGATGCAACTAAAGGTGGTCCTACCGCTGTATTAGCTGTACCAGGTTGGAAGTATTTCCAGCAACGTGGATATGTTGAAGTTACAGGAAAAGCAGCAGCTGCATTCACTAGTGCTGATGTAATTGTTCCTTCTCCTTATAGAAACGACGATACTCGTACAGATATTACTGGAATGGTAGTCTCTGGAAATGCTACTCAGTCTGCTTACATCTACCGTTCTACAGTTTCTGTAGCATCTGGTTGGGGTGACGGAAGAGTTGCCTCTGGTGTTTATACCGATACTGGTAACCTTATCTCTTTTGGTAGAGACAATTCAGGTTCTCCTGTTGCTGCCTCTGGTTTAGGTGAAGGTCCTGCTCAAGCAAACCTTTCATCTACAGTAGATGGTCCTGCTGCAGGTGGTGCTGCTAACTCTGTTTACTATGCTGGTGGTGTTGCTGCTTATAGCTACAATCCACTCATAACAGCAAGTGGTGTAAACGCTGGTGGTTCTGACAACCCTAATACTCCTTATAAGGTAATCCAAGCTGCTACTACATTTAAAGTGTATGTAAAAGCAACTGCTAATGCTACTTCTGCATCTGCTACAGCTGATGGTTTATACATCTCTGATGCTGACGCTGATGCCGGTAGAAAAGGCTATATCGTAGTTGAAACATGCTACCTACAGCCTGATGATGCTCCTGGATATGAGGACATCGAGCAGTATTTATCTGCTAGGACAGTTAGCTAATTACAAGGTAAGCTAGGATTAGATATTCTCTAGTCCTAGCTATGCTTTATCAGCACAAAAAAACAGGAGCTCGTGTCAAACTTATTAGTGAATTTGATAATGGCGACTGGTTTATGGTTGAAGATCAAGACGGTAAAATATATACCGCTTATAAGTCTGAACTAGAAGCTGATAAACAAGCTACTAAAAAAGTAAAAACTTTACAGGTTAAAGATAAAGCAGCTAAAGAAGAACCCCGTGATTTCCCTCCTGATATGAGGTTGAATATAAATGGAGCTACTCCTCAGATGATTGCTGATCATATAAAAGGAATAGGTATCAAAACAGCGAGAGAAATTAAAGATTTACAAATGTCTTTATCGGGTGAGAGGTTTGCAAATTTAGAACAATTGAAACAGATAAAGAGGGTTGATTGGGATTCTGTTTTAGCTGCTAATTTAATCAGAGTATAATTAAAACACGAAGGTTTTTTTTGTTGTGCAGTTATCCGACTTTGATAAAAGCAGGGTCAGGTATCATTTAGGATACTTCACTGTTTCAGTACCTGCAGGTGACTACGCAAGGCTAGAAGAAGCAATGAATACTGTTCCAGATTCATACTTCTATGACAAGATTACTCTACAAATAGGTAGATGTGATACAGCTGAGAAAAAAACAGAAGTTGCTTCAACTCCCTCAACGAGATTAGAAACTATTGCTGGAGACGTTGATAGAACAATTAAATCTAGTAATGCAAAAGAAGCTTTAAAGATTTGGGATGAGATTTATCTCTATGAAACAAATCGACTAGCTGGAATTTTATACGTACCTAACTATAAAGATCCTTTACAAGCTAGGTACAGATATGAAAGATCAGGAGCTGAGTTTATACAAGCTTTACCTGGTCCCGCCGACACAGCAGTCGGCTCCCGTAAATATTTAGTGGAGAACTGGAGATAATGTCTGTTCCTGATAAATACATACAAAGTTTATTAAGTTCCGGAGGGATGGCATATGGTCCTGATTGGCTAAAGAATTATATAAATCAATCAAGAGGCTTTATTAATCGAGTGGCTCCTGAAATACCTAAAACTGCTAAATCTACTTTAGATAATATTCTTAAAACCAGTGGTGGGAATACTGCAGTTAATAATCTTATTAATCAAGCTAATAATCGATTAGGTATAAGTCCCTTAGATCTTGATTTAAATATCAAAGGACCTAATATTTTAGATAAAACTAAATTTAGATTAGAACCTCTTTTAGATCAAACTAAGTCTAAATTAAGAGGAGTTACAAAGTTTTTAGATAAGCCTATTAACATAGGTGGAGAAATGCAAAGAT